TTACCTACTGATTTTGCCGCACCGAGTATTGATGCAAACATTAGCGGATTCAACAGTTTAGGTCAAAAAGAGTTTGATTTACTTGCTGTAGCAAATAGCGTAAATACATCCTTTGGAGCAACAACCATAGGTGTTGTAGAAAATAGTGGGAGATGGTCGGGTCAGTTTCCTAGCACACAATTTTTCGTAGGTCAAGAAATATTTACAAGAAGTGGAACCACATATACATCCATAGGAACTATTGCATCTGTTGGTAGCGGTAGTTTTACTATAGCAGCAAATACAGGACTGCCATCACCCTTCTTTGATTTATTTGTTAGGAGTAGATTAGAACCTACCTACATAAATAATTCATTTCATATTGCTTGCACATATAATGGAATAGAGCATGTTCTTGAATTATATATTAATGGTCTAAATATCAAAAGACAGGAATTAACTGTTGCCGCTTCGTCTGATAGATTTTCTTTTTCCTCGACAGATTGTTTTATTGGTTCTAACGGAACTGGTTCTTATGGGGCTAATTCAGCGACAACAAATAAACAATTTATGGGAGAACTCCATGAATTAGCAATATCAAATACCTATAAAAATAAAATAAACGGTTTAACTAATTTATTACCAAACCTAGATAGCACAATGCTTTATCTTAGATTTGAAGAGGTGGATGAGTAATGGCTACTGCTATAGGAATTCCAAATGTTGGAAGCAACAATCTTTCTGTTCTTCATCTTCAAGTTTCTAATAATGTTCCAACTAATCCCAAGATATTCAATAATACTGGGACTCTTGTTGGAGATAGAATCTTTACTATGGTATATCCAGAAGGAACTACAAATGAAAATGTAGAATATTTTGGAGGAGCAGTAGCGGTATATACTAATTTAGCAAATACAGAAGGATATAGAATAAGTTGTTATAAAGAACAAAACGCTACTGGAATTCTGGTTAATCCTACAGATTTTAACACTAGAGATTATTTTGTATTGGTTCATTCAGAAGACCACCTAAAACATCATTTTGCTAAAATTACTCAAATTACTAAAGATGATGTATTAGGAGATTCATTTGAGTTTGAGCCAAGACTAGGTGATGAAATAGCAAAGGGTTCTAGTTTTAGAATATTTAAAGGGCCGCCAAAGACATCATCTATTATTGCGTGTTCATTTGGACTAAAAAGAGAAGTTATAACGCAAGATACATTATTTTTATCTAGACCTCAATTTTATTTCTTTAACGAAAAGTTAGATAAAAAGAACGAACTAGACCACGAAACAAAATACTTCTTGAGACAAAGTTACTCTCAAACCGCCACTATTACTTTTAATGTAGCAACATCTAGACGGGCATTTTTGACCACTGATTCCTTTGGGAAGGCTTTGATAGACCAAAGCAAGTTTAGTATGAAAGTTACTTTAACAGATGTATTAAAAAATAATGATGAAGATTCCTCTACAAGTAACGAAGGCTTTACTTATACAGAAGATAGAGGAGACTATTCTCTATATTTAGCACATGCTAGAAGAGATACTGATGATAGAGCAAAAAATGGAAGTTCATACATCAAAGATAACAATGGGCCTTATCGCTATCTTTCATATGGATTTTCACCACAAAAAAATAATCTATTATACAATGTTGTCAATTCATCAACATCATCAGCAATAGGTGGAAGAAGCGGAGTGAGTGAAACTCTAATAGCCGATAGTCATAAAATTATATCTAAAAAGGTAAAATCTCATGTTAGAAAGGAAATCAGACATAGAGTTTTTACAGCAGAACTAGATGAAATGAAAGAACTTCCACTTACTATTACTTCTCATAGTGTTATAAGTAATAATTTTACATTAGTTATAACAGGAGCAGATGATTATTTCGTAGCAAATGACCAAATAAAAATAAATGATAATTTTTACATAATTGAGGCTGTAAGTAATCTTGCGATTGTTTTGCGAAGCACAAATACTTCGGGTAGTAATTTATTCGTTAGACCATCCGGAGAAGGAATTTACTCTTCAGTTACTAGCCCTACATTTAGTTCTACTGATAAAATATACCGTAGGGCTTTTTCTTCTACTAAAGGTAATTTAATTACTGATTTTAAATTAGTAAATAATAGAGAGAAAAGAATAAAATTAAGATTTAATGGTAATGCTTTTCTTTTGTTAGATGCAGATATTACTGCTATAGACCCAATTAAAAAATTAGCAACTGTTAGTTTTGATAAAGAAGGATATGATAGTAATGTCATAAAATATATTGATGGTTCTTATAGTATTGAAATCGTTAGGTTTATTGGAGAGATAGAGGAAATAGATAACTACAAAGAAAACGGTCAAACATTTATGTCTATAAGGGCAAGAGATGAATTTAATAAGTTATTATCACCAATAGTAAACAAAAATTATACTTTGAGTGAAGATATAATTTATTCATCTAAATCTCCTTATAATCGTCTTTCCCCTATTTCTACAGGCTCTTTATCACTGACATGGACTTTTGGGGACACATCAATCAATTTGGGAGTGCCGGGGCCGAATATGACAGGAGGAGCAAGTAATTACATTGCTAATATGACAGGAAAAAGACTTTTTAGCGGCACTACTATTGTTGGAACTATAAGTGGTTTTTCTCTTGATGGTAGTAATAATGTAATAGTAAACATAAGTTCTGCTGAATCATCGGGTAATTCTGAAAACTTATATGTAGAACTAACTAAAAACTATATATTTAGTAAAGCACTTAGTAGTAATTATACTGCTAGTTTGAAACCAACATCGTTAGAAGGTCTTGCAGGTAAAGGAATAATATTCAATAGTGGATTCACTATTGCCGCTAATGGCTCAGAAGTTTCTTCACTACCAAATAGTTCGCAAAATACTAATCCAAAAGCAATCGGTTACGATATCTTTCACCCAAATTCAGTGGGAGAAGACCTTTCTTTCCAATCCCAACTAAAAGATGAACAAGAAAACACTCTCTCTAATTTTGACACAATAAATACCCTAATAGATTTTGAAGTATGTAATGTTAGTAAAAAAGAAAATGTTACATCTATACAACTAGCACCCTATATACCAATAACATTAGGAAGAAAAGAGCAAAACCATTCCGTGGGAACAAATAATACTTTTGTAGAAATAGGAGATATAGAACTAACTAGTAATAACGCCCATACTGATTTAAAAACAACAGGTATTCTCGCTATTCCATATAATAATGTTATAATTACCAAAGCCGCATCTGCTTTTTCTTTAGAACCCGGAACGCCTCTTTTTACAGAAACTAATTCTGGTGGAAAAATTTTCCAAGGATATCTAACTGCTACCCAAAATGAAAGTCTTTTTGACCCTACTGTTTTTCAAACAAATCCCCCATCAGTGGATAAGGAACACTTACTACTTTTCTTAGATAGAAAGGTTACGGGTCTTGTAGCAGGAGGAACAAATAAATTATTCACCATGACTAAAACACAACATTCTCTATTTTTTACTAATGGTTCACATCTTTGGGGAGGAAAGATACTATCACTAATTCATCCCATGTCGTCTGCTTCCGGGCTACATCTCTTAAATTACATAAAAGGCGCACAGGGCGGAAGTGCTTCTGTTAGAGATATTGCCAATAAATATGGTCAATATTTATACAAAATAAATTCTTTAGGAATCGGTTCTTTTAATTATGTATCAAGAATACTTCAATCAACAACATTTGGTGTTAGTAATGAAGAACAAACCAGAACTATCAATCAATACGATACTGTTTCGGAATTAAATTATGTGGCTAATGCATATAAGATAAAACCTAATATTGCAGAAAAATCAGTTCATAATGTAGATTTAATCAATACTAATTCTCAAGATAAAGAAATAGACCTTGATTCTAGAGGATTTAACAGACCCTATGGAGAATATCTAACTGGAAGAAGCAAAATGCTCCCTTCTTCAGCAACCGATAAATCCGGAAATAGATATCCCAAAAATTTCTTATTTAGGACACTTGCTCCAATTACTTATGCTTTTAGAAATGTAGATTATTCTTACGCTAGATTATTTTTATATGCTAATAGTGACATTAATCCTTATTCTTCCGTAAGAGCAGATAGTCTAATGAAGCAAAATAGAATATTAAAGGATTACAATATATTATTTATAGATAACAAGAGAGTAAGTGAAGGAACTAAATTAGAACAAACATATCTCAGTGATGGAAGCCAGTTGTTATTAGAAGACAAAAATTTTCAAAAATTAACAATCAATTCTGATTTAGATATATCTACTCTTAAGAGATGTGGAATGATGAGACTTACAGAATTATGTTTTGATTCTCATTATACTATTTTTAATCCAGAAAAAGATGTTATTCCAGTAACTAGAGAATATGATGCAAATGGAGTAATGCATGGTTTTAGTGAGTTTACTCAACTTATGAACGGTTCAACCCCAATAACAATTGACCGGGTTAGTAGTGGCCTACCAAGTAACGCACAGCCCAATAAAATACAATTCTCACTAAATGCTAATATTAGCAATAATGACTATATTTTTGATTCAAATTTTAATTTATTAGGAAAATATGTTGGGCTTAACACAAACACACTGGTTATAACTTTAGAGCATCCTGTAGCATATACTAATGGTAAAGACTATCCTGCACATGGAACAGTATTATACAAAGCAACTCTAAAAACTTCTAGAATGGAAGGATGGGGAGGAAAAGACATTCTTCAAGTAAATGAGCCATATCACTCTCAAAAATATTATGCTGTAAATAAAAGCAATTTAACACCAAAAGGGGGTTCTGCTCCTTCTAACAGTAATAAGTTTGGCTTTGATGGAACAGGCGCAACAATAAATGCTGCTTGGTATGAAAAATTTGCGAATAGCGTAGATGGTCAAGGAATGATACCCGATATAAGCGATAGACATGCTATTTTTATGCTACCCACTCATTTTAATATAGGAACTAATCCTAACAATTGGTTTGGAACTGTAAAATATTCTCCTACTCTTCCTATTGCTTCGCATGGGGAAGGGACTCATTTGAAACACACAGTAGGGGTTAATTTAGGAGGATGGGAAGTTGGTGGGGCTACTGAGGGGCTATCTTTAGCCAAAGGAGCAAATTCTCCTGCTATTTTAGAAAGCACTACTTTTGACACTAAGCACAATGGAAGTTTTAATGCTTCTTCGGGGCCAAAGGAATTCGATAATGTAAGTTTAATTTCGGTATATTGCAAGGGAACTACTGGATTGGGTCATAGTCCTGTAAGACCATTTGCTTCAATGACCGATTCTGAAAGCCTATCGGGTGGCAATAGAAATAATATAGGTAGGCAAAATACAAACGGTGATGTTACAGGAGCGCACTTAGGATTTAAGCCTAGACTGCATATTCCTAATGGAACAACTTCTTTTACAATACCTTCTGTGAATGGTAATTTATTTCAATATACATTAGACCCTACAAATGCTGGTGATTGGCTTAGATATATTGACTTAACAGGATGTTATCTAGTTCATGAAGAGGCAACTAGAACAGATAATGGTAAATCAACCATCAGATATGCTGGTAGTGCTAATTATCCGGATATATTGAACAGCCATGTTGCTAATAGAACCATAAATAATTCTGTATCAAATTTAATATCTTATGTTGTTTCTCATAAAGTAGGAACTAATACGAAAGAGCATCATTTAATAGTAGACACTGAACTTACTGATATAGGAACAGGGCCGATTAGTGGCCAACGAGGAAACTATAGAATATTTCAACCTAATCAAGTATGCTTTCATGACTTCTCACCAACCGAAATAAAACTATATGAAATGAGTAGTAAATATACTAAGGTAGCAAATGAAAATAGATGTTATGACAGTATTCCCGATTTTATAGGAACTGGTTCTATTTTTATCAATGATGGAGTAGAAGCAGGAAAATCAAACACTCCAAACAGCGAAGTGACTAGAATACCAAGTCTAGGAAAAAATGAGGCTTTCCTATCCATGTATGTTTTAGTAGATACTGATAGGCAACATAGTGGTAATCAAGTTGTTTTAAGAAACCCAACACAGGCACTAGAAGTTTTGCCGGAAAATGAATACTTAATGAATATCAGTGACGGAGATACTAGATATCTTTCTAAGTTTAATATTACTAGTGGCCAATACGATAATGCAGAAGTTAAATTTGAGACAATTAAAAAGCAAAAGGGAGTAGTTTCTATTTCTGAAACATTTACTATAGAATCCCGTGAGGAGTTAAATATAGAACCAAATAGGGCTTGTATTGGTTCTCAAGTAACAATTACTAGAGAATCGGAAAACATAATTAATGATTTATTGGAGAATGAAGGTATTGAATTTGAATCTACAGACAGAACATATCCATTATATTATTCTCCGGATTTTAAAGGAATAGATTTATTTTCAGCAATTAACAATATTCTAGAAAAGAAAGACCTTTCCATTAAAAGAGAAGATGAAAAATTCAAGATATTCCCCGACAGCGATTCACAGATATTCACTAATATTGTTATCTCGGATAATATTTCAGAAGGTTCCGTCAAAATATTAGAATATGAAAAGAAGACAACAATATTTGAGTTTTATAATGAAATAATAGTTTATGGTTCCTCTCATAAATCTAATAGAAAGGACATAAAAAGCGTTAATGATGTTGGTAGAAAAACATTAGAGGTGTTTGAACCATTATTAACAACTCAAGAGCAGGTAGATAAAAGAGCCACGGAACTACTATTATTACATTCTAGACTAAATGAAAAAATAAAAGTAAAGGTAAACCATACAAATCTAACCCTAATTAATGCAGGAGATATAGTTTCTATGGAAATAAGCAAAGAAAATATACCTATGAATCAATATATTGTTTTAGAAGTTTTACATGAAATGCAGGGCTTCATTACTCTTACTTTAGGAAAATACTCTATTAATTTAGAGGACAGGCTCGCTGAACTATTAATTAGCAGTAAAAGAAATAGTTCTCAAATTAGAAATAAATCATTTAATGCCCAAGAAGAATCATTTAATTTTGTCGAAGATTTAGATGTTAAGATGTCTAAACTATTAGTAAGAACTAGGGAAAATACAGGGGCAACCAACACTCTAGGATTCCTTGGACTAACACTAAATACTAACACTACGCCATTTGGATTCGGGTCTATTGTAATAACCGACTTGTTGGAGGAAGAATTTTGATAACAGATAAAGCAAAAGAATTGATGTCAGACTATTTTGTAAAATTGATATCGGGTGGAACCACCCTAAGCAATGTAACTCTTTCTGCCGGAAGTGGAAAGATAGGAACAGGGGGAAATAATACTTCTCCTTTAGCAACCACACTAGATATAGATTTAGCATCTGCTACAGTCAGCGCAGTAGCAACTTCTAGCAATACCTTTGAAGTAAAATTGTCAGTAGCGGGAAGTAATATAACAGGTAAGGTTATTAGAGAGGCTGGAATATTTGACTCCAATAACAACCTACTAGCAAGGGTAAATTTTAACGGAGTTGGCCCGTTTACAGCATCACAGACATTAGAGATATTTTTGATTATGGAGGTAGAATAGTATGAATAACCCAAATAGATTTGCACAATTAACAACATTAAGTAGTCCTTTAGAAATAGAAGACAGCGTAGATTTTCCTCATACTGGTTTAATTAAAGCCTTAAGTTCTGCTAATACGGGCAAATATCCAATAAATGGGTTTAATATCACAAGCATAACTAACAACACCTTTATTGTAGCAAGTGGAAATATATTCAAAGATAATGCTTTACAAGCAGTAGCAGGTAGAACATTTAACGGTGGAGGAGGAAATGGGCCAGTTATACCGGGAACTTACTCATTAGGATATCACTTATTAGTTGTTGATTCTAGTAATGTATTACAACATAGAAACCCTACTGCCGCTAACAAAGTAGCCACTTATCAAGATGGAGATACTATTATTGCTGTGATTGCTTTTGAAACAGGACAGAATCTAAAAATACAATACTTAACTAATTTTAAAACAAGTAACTCTCTAAGTATTGGATATGACAATTCGGGATATACCGAAGCCATGTCAGTAGAAGGAAACGCAACAAGAACTACTTTTCATAATAAAATAGCAGACGCAGATGTTAGATTTGTATTAGGTGATAATACGGCTGATGAGAGGTTTGAGATAGTAACTGATGATGATGCTGATGGAGACTTAACTGATACATTAACGGAAGTATTTTCTGTTGATGGAACAGGAGATACAAAGGTCAAATCACTGAGTCTAGGTAGTGCGGCTGAACTTACAATAACAGAATCTAGTGATGATATTACCATAAAAAATACAGTATCGGATAAAGATATAAAATTCAATGTCAATGAAGGGGGAACTCCTGTAGATGCCATGACGATAGATGGTAGCGATAATAGAGTAAAGGTCGGTAAGTTTGAAGTTTCCGGGACAAATCCTTCTCATGCTGTATTGGATATAACAAATACAAACGCAGGAGTGACTATTAAAAATACTAAACAAAACAATCCGATAAAGTTCCAAACTAATGTAGGTGGTAGTTCTGTTACGCAAATGTCAATAGGTTCCCAAGGAGGAGCCGTAGAAGGGGTAGCAATTGGCCCAAATCCACCTACTGCACCACTTCATGTTCAAAAAGATTTTACAGGAGAATTGGTTGTAATTGATTCATTTACCAACAGTGCAGACCATGGCCCTAATATGGTTTTAAGAAGAAGTGGTGGTAGTGGTGCTGGAGGTATTGGTGCTGATAATGATGGATTGGGAACAATTGTATTTCAAGGTAGGGATGCGTCAAGTAGTTTTGGCCAAAATTCAGAATATGCATCAATTGAGGCTGATATAAAAAATGCTACAAATAACGCCCATAATGGTAGTCTAAAACTAACTATTGCTAAGGCAAATAGCAAAGTATCAGCATTAGAAATGAACTCTAGTGAAATAGTTGTAAATGAAGATTCTGTAGATATTGACTTTAGAGTTGAATCAGATGGAAATGCAAATATGTTAGTTGTCAATTCTGGTCTAAATAGAGTAGGAATCGGAACTGCTTCGCCTACTGAAACACTAGATGTTGTTGGAAGTATAACGGCTTCAACTTCAATTGTATCCGGTGGTTTTTTTAGAAGCCCAAGGTTAGATACTATTCCTTCAAATAATACATCTCTAACTTTAACTGCGGCTACCCATGCAGGAAGATATTTAATTTATAGCGGTTCGGGTGGAACAATTACTTTACCCGCTACATCATCTGCCGGAGAACATTATACTATTCTAAATGCTACAACTGGTAACATTACGGTTGCACATGGAGGAAACGCTATAAATGGAGCAGGTAGCAATATTACCGTTGGAACCTTTAACGGTGTAACTTGTATTGCTATCGGCAGTAATAATTGGATTGCATTAGGAGTTTGATTTCTTTGTATAATGCTATTGCGGGTTCTTGTGCCGAACAAGAGGCTAATGCTGGTGGCATTCCAGTTGGCCCTCAGCCAATTACATTAAATCAAGCATATTTTTCTGATAATGTTACTTCTGGTGCATCAGCAGGTATTGTTCCTGAAATATATTCAAATGTGCAATTTATTGATTTCGCTGGTGGGTTTACCCCTCCTTTTAACAGGGCTTTTGCTACTACTCCAATAGAATTAACAACTTCACTAAGCACACCGACTATTTCTGCAATATCAACAACAGAAACAAAAAGTGCATATACAGTCAGTGCTACTGCACTCATTCAATTTTTGAATCTTTCAGCAACAGGACAACCAAGCCCATTCCCACCAAATCAGAATTTTCAGTTTGAAATATTTGTAAATGTAGGTTTATTTTTACAAACTCCTAACGGATTAAATACTCTTATTTCATATGAAATTGACTCTTTTAGCACTAATATAGCAGGAATACAAATATTTCCGGGTTTAGGCCATGTTTCTACTTCTAATTTTCCTCTACAAAATTCATTACAAATTTCAAGACAATATCCTGCAACTGGAACAAATAATAACTTTAATCCTGCATCTGTTAGTAGTAATTGGGGAATGCTCGGAACAGGCATACTAAATGCGTCTTTTGTTCCCGGAGTTATTCTTGAACCACTAAACCTATTTGATATGAGGGCAAGAATGGGAGTTTCACCAGCCGCAGGTCAAGTATTAACTATAAGATATAAAGCAGTAATAACTAATAGTTCAAATAATCAAGAACAGGCATTTCATACATTAGAAATAACATTAACATGAGGTAATAAAATGTTAGGAATAAATATACCCGAAGGCGAAATAGGCAATTGGAAAATAGAAATAGATAATGGAGAATGTTCATTAGTTAAACTAAGTATTGGTAATTCTATTATGAAAGATTCTCAATGGGAATATAATACTCATAAATGGCTTTGGGATAATGCTAGTGGAGATATATTAGTAGCAGGTTTAGGTATAGGCTTTCTAAACAAAGAATTGATTGATAATCATACTTTCAATTCAGTTACGATTATAGAAAACTCACAAGATGTAATAGATTTAGTTTGGCCTTATTGTGCAAAAGATAGTAGGTTTACTTTAATCAAAGAAGACATAGAAACTTGGAATATTCCCGCAGGTTCACATTGGGACATAGGCTGGTTTGATTCTTGGGTAGGAGATAATCCACTATCGTATATGGGGTATATTAACGCCATGAGACATAAATATGAATCTTATTGTGATAAAATAGGTTTTTGGAATGTTAATGATAGGATACATAATCGCATTTTTTCTTAGTTTTATTTTTGGTTATCTGATTATGTCATTAGGACTAAAAGATAATCAAACTACTGGGATTATATTGCTTAAAGATGAAAAGCCCTGAATTTTGCCTATTGAAAAAAAATGTAACAAAAAAAAGACCAAAAAAAAATGAGGGAGGCCGAAGCCCCCCTCAAATTGTTTTTTCTGACCAAATTCCCTTACAAGCACGACACTCCCACAATTTTATCTGTTCGGGAGAACCTACATAGAAACCTAACAGTCTCTTAGCAACTGTAAGTTCCTTACAATAAGGACAAACTTGTTTCAATTTCATCAATTGCCGCCTTTATCTTCATTCATCAGACGCTTCATATATTCTTCAACGCTTTCATCGGTGATGTTAGTTCCACCAAAAGCGGCAAAGAAAAGAAGCATCAAGATGGTAATGAAAATAAACAAGCCGAACCATTCCCAACCAGTCATTACCACTTCACCTCCAATTCTTTAAATTCTCCTTCTTCTATAGAAAAAGCCTTGACAAATCCATTATCTTGACCATATTTCCAAAGGTCATATACTAACTGTGTGTCTTTCATACAGTATTCTACTACTTCATCATATTGACCCATTTTCCACAACTTAGGAGCATCAGCACTATCCATTAATTTATAATCATTCATAGTGCATTTAACTAAGTTCTTCAGTTGGAATCTCTCTTTGAATTCTTTTAGAAGAATCTTAGAAGTATCAATATATTGTTTTTCATTTATATATTTATTAATACAATAGATATCCATTGAGTCTCTTAGTATCGGTAGGTCAAAAGCGGCAATATTATGTCCTAATAATAGTCCTCCTTTTTCAAAATGCTCATCTAAATCATATTTTAATTCGCTAAGAGATTTAATTATATGACCCGATTTAGCAAAGGAATCAACAGGCTCATCTACATAAACTGTTCCTGTATTACCATCCCATGTAGCAACAGTAGATACTTGAAACATATGTGTATTAGAGAACCCGCCAATATCATAAGACATATTCTTGGTTTCTAAGTCAATTGCCAAGACTGACATTAACATCATTCCTTAGATGGACTAGCCCAAAGTTTTGCTACCTTAGCCTCTTCTTTATCCACCTTTGGCTCCTCAACATCTGTTCTCCTCTTTAGAAAACAAACGATTTGAGAACCTGCAACGATTAATTGAGAACAACATTCCCAACCATCATTACCATAGGTGTTTAAGGTATCAATAATCACTTTCGGCCCTTTTGCTACTTCAAATACTAGGTATGTATTTTCCCACTTCATTCTTCATCACTCCTGTTATATTTTACATATACACTTCTTCCAATTCGCATCTCATCAAATTTATGTCTAATTACTTCGTAGTGGCGGTATATTTGTGCTTGAGATTTCTTGGCTTTGTTTCTTACTTCCTTCAAAAATAAACTCTTATTGACATATCCCTCGTCATCTTTATTCATTTTATCATAAACATTAGCAAAGACCATTTCTAACGAATTTTCCGTTATGCTTTGCCTTCTCACTCTTAGGCTTCGTTCTAACCAGTCTACCAATGTCATATAACATTGTCGGACGATGGTAGCGGCCTGTCTAACATTGTGACCACCCACCTTGAAACGGTCTTCCTTTTTCTTAATCGAAGGAGCAGAAGCAACGCTACATAATACTGACATCTTAATTAGAATCTTCATTAAACGGGTTGTAAAGTTAGAAGCAATAGCCGCAACATCGGGTCTTGTATTCTGTAGATATGCTCTCATATTCTCGTATTCTAATTGAAGAACATCATTAAAGTCCGGAGTAAATGTCATAGTTTTGATAGGGTCGCCACCTACTTCATCAAATCTTTCTTTTGTGATTTGGTATAATTTGATAAAAGCATTTACATATTGGTCAATTGGTGAGTTTACTTCCTCTATAGTCCCTGCTTTCGAGTTCTGTTCTGTTCTCATTTTGTGTTGTATAAACTCCGGAACTTCCCAGACATATAGAAGCATCCTTTGTAGAACACCTTTTTCTGCCATAATAGAGTTAAGATTGCTTGGTGGATAAGTCATAGCCAAAACAGAACGCTCACAATAACATTCCATAACTTGATTATCATAAGAAGTTAGAGCCTTAGAAATAATCCAAGATTCACCAGATAAACTGTTCATTAGAGTATTTAGATATACAATTGAGTTTTCTTTATGCTGACTTTGTTTGAAAATACCGGAGTATTCAAACTCATCCCAATGGGCTAATCCGCTTCCTTCTAGAAGACCCGGTTTTCTTTCCCAAGTAGTTTCCCCGTCATCATCAGTATCCTTTGAGTAATTACCAATCAATACTGAATCAGTATAATCTGTTACACCAAAAGTATTGAAAGTCCTTGTCATCGGTATTCCATCTTTGTTAATAAAAGCAGGATGGGAGTTTAGTTCGTTGATTTTCTTAAATGTTTTATTGGCTACTGGCCCAACAAAATTCCAAAGTGTTGATTTTCCCGTTCCCGAAGTCTGAACCCAACAAAAATGAACCCTAGAATCTTCATGATTTCTACCATTCGGTATGATAATGAAGTCCTTTACTATCTGACCTAGTATAGTAAAGAAACTGATTCCTGCGGGTATATCATTGTAATGAGATACTTCTACTGCTGATTTTTGAAAGTCTTTAACGACTCTCGGTAGTGCTTCTTTGAAAACCCCTGCGTTTGTTTCTAGGGATTCCATGTATTTTTCTTCGTCATAATTTTCATTCATATTTTCACCTTCTCTTCTGAGTTTAATGTGGAGATTATTCTTTTGGCTAAGGTTTCTCCAATTCCTTCAATGGCTTGTAATTCATATTCTGAACACTCGCCTATTTCCATAATAGAGCCATATTGTTTGATTAATTCTTTTGCTTTTTTAATTGATACTCCTTTGATACTGCTTAATAGGTCTAATCTTAAATCGTCTGTTGTTAATCTTTTGAATACTTGGGGTGCTATTGTGTTTCTTTCTACTGGTTTCATTTTACTTACTGCTGTTATTATTAGTGCGGCTTCTTCTTCTGTTTGAACCCAAAAGGGCTTTATGTCTGTATCTAATACTATTCTCCCTATTGCTCCAAGAAATTTATTATTTAACATAATACTTCTAGTTCCTATTGGCATTTTACTGGGAGAATTTGAAATTATATTGTGGATTGCTTCATCGAGTTCACCATAAATAATGACTACATTCGTTTGATAGTGCCTATCCATATTATCGAGTTGAGTCCACAATCTTTTAGTCATAACAGAACCTAAAAAATCTGTCGCTGACTTTGCCTCAAAGCAAACATCATCGTAGACATAATCACCAATCTCAATCCATCTTTTTTCGCATGGTATTCTGAGTGCTTTGGCTTTCTGCATAACTAACTTATACAGTTTGGATTTTTCTCTAGAATCAATTATCAGCACTAGGAAACCTCCAACATTTACCAACACAAAATCCTTCGCTAATTAACTTGTCACAGTGAGGAGCATTGTAATTATTGAATACCGTAAACTTCGCATGTTTCTTTGTGGTATTTTTGTCCCAATCTAACCATGTCGAGTCTGAATCAGCAAACACTCTTTCTAATTCCTCGACAACTAAGTTTAGAGTCTTTTCCTTATCATCCAATGTCTGCAAGTCTTGATAGCCCGAAATCAAATCTCGATACCAAGACACTAGATAGGCTCTCGCTATATGGGAAGGATTCTCGACCATGACTGCATTATACAGGCATGGTAGCATAGGCAATTTACCAACACTAGAAGGCACAGAAACCTCACCTTTCATGGCCTCAATAGGGGGTGCTTTTGGAAAAATTACCTTCGTATTTCCGCACTTTTTGAAGGGTATCATTCTTTGCCGTTGCGCTAAAAGTAGTATATCGCTAAGTTCATTGTTTAAGTCTTCTTTGACTAACGGTATGCAAAAATAGGGATTTCCTTCTTTATCAGATGATGCCATATTAACAGTATTAGGAACTCTACGCAATCTAGTGTGTTGCCCTACTCTATCATCAAGAGAATTATCTTTGCCAACTTTAGAAACCAAATATTCTTTTATCTCTTTGAAGAAGGTTTGAATGTTTCTCATATCTTTGGTTTCTTCTCCAAAGATAAAAACATGAAATCCTCTTCCAGAAAAAAAGAAAGTGTGTTCATAATCTCTTTGATGAATTAAATCCATTACTATTTTTAAATCACGCCAAGCCATATCTAAATTATCTTCATGTGCATCAAAGTCTAAAAAGATTCTATCTCTTATTACAGAAGAATCTATTTTTGCTTTTTCAGAAAACTCCCTAAAATCATAGACTGTTGTATATACATTAGTTCTATTATTTTGTGCGTGAACAAAATCAACATAGGCTTGTCTAGTTAGAACTATCTTTCTCGCCATCTGAGGAGCGTTCTTGATTTGACTTCCCGCCCAAACTTCTCTCGGATATCTCATTGTTATTACCTCCAAAATTAACTGTGGCTGTGCTTAACATTTGCTTGATTACTTCTGCTACATCAGCCTGTATTTGTATTAGTCCAATATCTCTAAATATGTCCTCAAAGGGTCTACCTAGCATATTATCATTTATTCTTATTTCTCTTACCAAGTTAAATCTTTCAGTAAGTGAAAGTTCAATGTATATTTCTTTGGCTAATATGCCAATAGAATTTGCTAAATCACTAACTTCTGAAAAAGACCAATTCTTGGATAATACTTTTTGTTTAATTATATCTTTCATGCCGTCACCTCTACACCATAATCTTCCAAAACATTAAGAAAATCTGTAACATAATCATGACCATAGTAAACTGTCATTCCTTCAAGTAATTTTATCATGTCCTTGTATCTTTTTGTCTCCATTATAGAATCATACCCTACATGCAAGTCGTATATCCAATCAGCCGCTTTCCTAGATATCCCTGTATAGCCAAATAGATAGGCGGCAAAGTTCTTTATTTCTCTACTCCAAACTATATCTTTTTCATCCATATCTATCCCTCCTTTTTGCATAATCTGTTTGTTTATTCATATGAAAATATTCAGACTCTCCTTCTTGTAAGGCTTTATTTTTTTCCTGTGTGGATTTTAGTTTGTTTAATCTCTTTCTTAATTTCTTAATTGTTTTTTTCAGTTTGTGTTCTGAACCTTCTCCTTTTTCAAGTTTAGAACTAAAAATAGAGATTTCATTTTCTAATGCTATTATTTCTTTCATACATTTTCCTCCTGAAATCTTTTATATTTATAGATACCAAGTCTTGTAGGAATAACTACTTCGTTGTTGCATTTGTCACAACATCTTCCCCTTTTTACAGGTTCAGCATTATGGCCACTATCCCAATACATTTTTCCATTATGGTATTTCTTTTCTATTTGCTTTTTACATATACTGCATTTCATAATATCACACCCATGTATCTGCACCTGCCGCATCACAAAGACCAAAATAACTACAATGAGAACAGGTTTTGTAGAACCACTTGGTAGGGAATTCTTTTTCTATGTATGCTGAAATAAGCCTAGCAATATTATCTCTTACTGATGTCATTGAGCGAGTCTTGATAGGCTCAACTTGAACATGGTTAGAAACAGGATAATACCAACCCCAGTGACTTACTTCCATATCTCTTGTTAATCCATTTTTTTCAAGAACTTCATCACTAGCATTTTCAATCAGCAGTTGATAGAAAGCCATTTCCTTTCTCATACCGCTTGCTTTGTAATCTTTCCATGCTCCCGTTTTATATTCAAAGGGAATAAGTTTACCATCCTCAATAAAAATACGGTCAATGATTCCTTGAATGTGAATTACATAGTCTCTATCTAGTGGGAACTTTTTAGAATAATCCGCAGGTATTGTTATTTCTGCATCAAATAGCCCTTCGTTTACAATCGGAAGATACTCACTAGTTTTTTCTTCAGACCTAGATTCGATGAATCTTTGAGCCTCAAAAGCGGCCACAGTTAAGGAGACATCATAGTAATCATCTACAGGCATTAGACTTGTAGCATATTCTAGAACTTCTGCGTTGTTCATTGATTCTGCTTTCTTAACATCAAAGTCATGAAAGAAGGCTTCTCTATGATTATGTAAAACAGTTCCCTTTCTCATGGCTTCGGTTTGGTCTTGCGGTCTTCTTTCAATATAATTAAATTCATATTTCTTAGGACACCAATCAAAAGAACCAAGTGAAGATTTAGTAATTTTCAGTATTGGTTTAGAAGGGTCATCATAGTTTTCCGGTTGCCATTGATAACTGTAGTCTTTCATTGAGTCAATTCTCGCTTTGTATTTTTCATCTGTATTCATTTATTATTCCCCCATCTAAGGTCATTGATTTCATGTTCTAAGAAATCAATTGTCGCAATAAGATGGTCTACAAATGAGTAGACTCCTAAAGTTCCATCTTTATCATTAATCAACATTCTTTCATAGTGTTGCATCAATTCTTTTTTCTTTATTTCTAATTCTTCTTTATTCAAAACCATTCCTCCAAACTTTTCTGTATTCTTCCTGTTCTTATTGCTGATAAATCCCAACCCATAGATTCGTAAACAGGCTTTGCTTTATCTATGACCTGTTGTGCGTAGTGTTCCCAATCCGGTGTAAAATCCTTAAAATCAGCAAAGATAGTTCCCGATATAAACTCAGCAGGTTTTACTTCTTTAGTTAAGGGATTTACATAAGTCATATTTGAATTCTTGACTTTTAAGAATACATAACTATCATCGAAGTTAGTGTTGTTATTTTGCCAAGCGTTAATTACACCCGCTACACCCGAACCAATAGTAGCCTTTTTTCCTTCCACAGTAGTAAAGGAAGAGACGGGTTCACCACACTTATGAATCCCATTCTTACCCTCATTCTGACCGCAAACTGTAATTTTTGTCAATTCTTTTAGATTATATTTTCTACTACAATCCGGGCATTTTACGGTAAATCTTTCCGGTCTTAGGCGAGTTCTCTTAACTAACTTCTTGAAATCGTAGTTACCATTTTTTACGCTCACATATGTTCTGTGCAAATAGGCATTTATTTTCTCCATTGGTTCTTTGTTAGCCCACATTTTCAAGACTTTGGTTTGGACTTCTTTAGCCATTTTAGTTTCGCTAACCCTCTTGGCAATAAATCCAGTCATGATAAATTTAGGCTCATCTAACCATTCACCGTCTTCCCAAGTAATCATACCTGCATTTCTATTTTTAACTGTCCCTACACCTAGAGCATCAAAATACTTCTCAAACTCTAATACTACAGGGTGTTCTTGTAAACCCAAGATATTAGGGAAGTGTTCTCTAACACTTGCTTCTATCTCTTTGATAGCCTCTTGTGCCTTTTCAACTGAATCTATTTGCACATAGATTGAATCTGTATGTCCGTAAACTACTTTCATCTTAACCAATCCTTTGATGTGTAATAATTCCAATTCTTTTACCATTGACATATAATGAGACTACATCATTATGAACCATGATAGTAGTAACATCATCTATATATCTTCTAGCCCAATTGACGAGTTCTTTTTCTGTTTTATTATTCATTCAATCAGCCCCAATAGTTTTTCAACATATACTGCCGCATCCATTAATTCTTCTTGTAAGTGCTTAAGCCATTCTTGTATAGAAAGAACTTCTTCTTCCATAGTTACGCCATACTTCTTTTTTCCTACTTCAGACCTAGCCTTAATTTTTCTACATACTTCATCTTCTATTTTACTCATTTTCATCATCCTCATATTGCACATATTCTTGTTTTTCGTCATCCCAATATCTGCTTGAACGACCTGTCCTTGATTCTTGAATCCAAACAAGGGGAAGAATCTTGTGAAAGAATCCCTTTTCCATTATGTGTTCTTCAATACCTCTTGGTGGGTATGTCGTTTTCCAATTATCAATGTTAAGGCATCCTTTACAATGTTTCCCTGTCATTTCTAAAGTAAAGGCTTTACCACATTCAACGCAATTTCTTTTTTCACTCATATTACCACCGTCACTATCGTTATTATTGTTATTATATTTACAATGTTTACCATCATTAATATCTTATTACTCCTTGAAATCATATCTAATAATTCTTCTAGCAGTTCATTAGTTTTGTCCATCATCATAATAATCCTCTTCCATATCTTTTTCTGAGTAATCTTGATTAAGAAATGATAGGCTTAATTTACTCGAATCTTGATTGATTCCCTGTTCTATATTGATAATAGAAGCGTTACGCTTTAGGTTATTCATCATTTGGAATATCTCTTCTACTTCTTGTAAAGTAATATCCCATGTTTCTTCTGTATCGTAGTTTACTTTTACTGTTACATATTTTGTTTTCATATTTCCAACTCCTTTGCTTTAAATGCGGCTAATCTAATTGCTTCTCTAGCACTAGCAGTAATACTAGCGGCTAGTTTTGGATTAGCCCAACTAAACCCTGTAAATCCAATGATGCCATAGAAAGATGAAGATAGCCTCTTTACTGCCATTTGATTATTATACCATTTCATATACTCACCGTTTGGTTTTCCTCTAGCCTCTCTCATTTTGGCTTTGTATTCATCCCTTAGTTTTTTAAGTTCTAATACTGCTCTAGGCAGTAGTCCTAACTTGTCTGTTTTGAAGTAAATCATATCCTCACCTACAGGTTCGCTGAAATCTCTAGGAGTTAGGATATTAACTCCAAACTCAGTAGGCTCATCAGAAATAGTTTCCCAACTAATATTTCTAGCAATCATCATACTAGGATATAGACCTGCGAAATCAAAAGCGGCTACATTAAGATGTAATCCGTTTGTTCCTTCGCTAAGTGGGTCATATATCATAGCCCCTTGATACGCTTGTTTCTTTTCTTTCTTGTTTCCTGTTGGTGCTTTCCACCAAGCATTTCTCATGAAGTAAATACTACCCATGTGAGAAGCAAAAAAGCAAGCATCAAATGGTGCTTTTAGTAGTCTTTGAAGTGCTAGAATAGCCTCACTACAATAGTTTGATTCATCAATTTCTACCATTAGTTTTACATCTAATAAAGCATATTCAAGATAAGTTTGTGTATCTTCTAACCATGCTCTACGATAAAACTCGTTTGGGTCGGGGAACTTTTCAGATACTAATTTGTTCTTACCTAATACTTCTTCCGATACATAATCTAAAGATAGCGAAGGTAATGTTCCTCTTTGTGAATCATTCCATTGACGCTCAAAAGCCATATCAAGATTCAAGGTTATTCTTCCACCAATCGGTTGTTCTATTTGTGAAAAACCTTTTTCATGATACATAAATTGATAGCCGTCTCTTTTGGTATTCTTTACTCCTTTAATAGAACCAATAGGCGACATAATCAATGGATTAAGCCCTACTGCACACGCTCTTTCAAGAAGTTTAGGAACATCAGCAAAATTTCCAAACCATGCAATCAACATATCGGGGTCTTTTACAACCATAGTTGTCATAAAGTTTTCAAGCATATCTTTTTCAGAAGTAAATATTCTCTTGATTTTTTTAGTTTCTTCATATGGTAAAACATATGTTTGTTCATTTTCTCGGTTAGGAAACCATACCCATTGATAATAGTTCTTATCGTAATTATCATACGCTACAATAGTAGTAATCTTACCATCATGTTCGCCACCCTGTTGCCACTCCATATCCCAATACCATTTACGCATATCATATTCGGGCATATCGTGTAATTCATCTACACAGTATCTAAACTGATAAGGCACATCGGCCTCATATGTTTTAGAGAACATATCTTTGGCTTTTTTAATATCATAAGAAGTATCTACATATACTCTTTTTAGCGGAACTCCATCAATGTTTATCCAATCGCCTCTAACATAATCAAAATCTCTTTCGATATATTTACTAGGGCGATAAGTAGGTGGCTCTTTTTCAGACTCCTCTACATAGAAGTATGGCCTAAATTCTACTTGCTCAAACTTTCTTTCGTTGTTTTCTCTCCACGCTTTGTATATTGTTTTACCATCATCCATTCTGCTTATTATCATTATTATTCCTCATTGTTATTCACTTATCCGTTTACTGTTGGTGCTTTCAGTAAAAGCCTATCATTGGCTACTATTAGTATTGGAAACTCATCTTTTACATAGAAGTTCAATAATTGGTCATTATCAAAGAAAGCATATAATGGCCCACTAAACTCTACTGTTGCACTTTCACCGCTATTAAATACTGGCGTAACATTCTCGCTATATTTACTAGAAGTGTTATTTCCACTAGAAAAGGTAGAAACTCCTTCATCATAGTTTAACTTGTAAACTCCTGTCTTTGCTAATTCACAAGATTTGATTGTGTTTTTGAATTGGTCTACATTAAGAGTAAACGCTCCTTCAAATGGTTTCTTGTTAAAAGAAAACATTGTTTGTGGATTAGCCTCATATGTAACATGACTTAACAATGTTCTTACTCTACTAATCGCTTCAAAACCACTGTGTATTGCTACTTTAGGAATATTAGCATCTTTATTCTCTTGAGTAACACTGACTACATCTCCTACATCTATCTTAATATCACCAGTAAATGATTTTAGAAACGGTGTTAATTCTTTAGCATCAGCAATAAAATTACCATCCTTTTCTCCGTCTACTTCAAGTGTAATACCCACAATAAAAGTAGCGTCACCGTTCCAAATACTTAGAGAATTATCTTTCAATTCAGCCCAAAATAAAGAACCTATACTAGAATTAGAAAAACCATTTGTGGTCAAATGTTTCCCTTTGACCTGTATCTTATCTAGAGCATTCTGTAATTCTTTACTATCGGTTGTAAATATCAAATTAATCCCTCTCTAAGTTCCGGAACACCATTCCACTTGACTTTACCACTGCCAACTTCTAGAGTTTCCCATGATTTACCAACAAGAGAAGTGTTTGTTTTACTGCTTTCTAGTGTGCATTTGTAAACAACTTCTCCTTTCTTTAGAGTTCTTTTAGTGTTAATTACTTGGAAAAGATAGTCTCCCCAGTTGTGCCAATTGGGTTTAGTTCCTACAACTTCACCGCTTGCTCCATAATCAGCCTTAGCATGAGTTATGTATATTTGGTCACACTTTAGATTCTTACACATAGCCAATAAAGAATAAAATGGTGCATTTCTTTTACCCCATTCAAACTTCATCTTTTGTGGCTTTCCGATTTTAGAACTACCTGTAACATGAAGTGTGCAACAATCTAGCCACTTATCTACTCCATCAAACACAAAGAGAACATCCTCTCCTTGCTCAATTTGTTCTTTAACTGTTAAAACAAAATCTTCTGAATTTGCTTCTGACTTTTGTATATCTAATTCACCATTAGCGTTTCTAACTTCGGGATTCCAAAGAGTAATCCTATCAGTCATTTCATGATTTTGTCTCCATGTAGGTTCGCAACCATCATCCCAATCTAAAACATAAATCTGCTTGTCTGGAAAATCTAAAGCAATACCGCTTTTTACAGTCTTAGGTTCTCCCCAAATACCACAAACTAGTTTGTTATTTCTAGCCAACCTAGCCTCAGTTTGTTGCTTTAACTTATCTCTAAACGCAGTAACTCTAGCATTGTTCTGCAATTCCTTATCTACTTTCATTCCGCTTGTTATTCCCATTGTTTCACCATTCCTCTATTATTTCATCTATATCTATTTCTACTTTCTTTCCTTTAATTTTAGACCATATCTCTAGTAAGTCTTTGAGAGATTCTTCATCTTTACAAACATATCTTGCATCCTTACTACCGATGTGTAATTTAGCCCAATATGTTCCTGCTATCTTCTCATTTTCTTTCCAAGTGATAAAATCTACATTATCTAAATCAATCATATAACTGTTTGATTTAATCAAATATCTATTAGCCTTTATATCTCCTAACATCTAATTCCACTCTCCTATTTTCATTTCTTTCCGATATGCTGCATGAAATAAATTAAAGTCATTAACACTCATTTCTTGTATTATCACACCGGCACTTGAATATATTTTTACTTCTCTCAGTGAGTTATCACTTGAGGTAGTCTTCTTCCAAGAGTAGTGCTGAATATTCTTATAAAGAATAATCGCTCTATCTGTTTCTATTGCATTTCCATATATTATCATATTATTTTCTCCTTGAATATGGGCTTCGCACCCATTTGAATGTCAATTTCCTCTACAAGTTCACATTTACACTCGCTTTAACTTTAGTTTCCGACATGAATTCTGTAATGTCGCCAACACATCATACCGCCATTAACTTAGGCTAATCACACCTAACGACATTTCTACGGGGAAACTAACAAGAGTTTCATTTCAAAACCAGTCGAAGTCTTCCTCCATTGGTGGTGAAACTTCTACTGCCGAACCAGTCTTAACGGTGCATAAAAGACCGCCTACATTGATAGTAGCGTCTTCTACTCCTTCATCAGTAGTTCTTTGACTGCTTCTTCCAACAACAATTACAGTAGAACCTATACCAAAGTCTAGATTAATATGTTCCGGAATCCAACAGGTTGTAATTCCATCCCCGCCATTTTCATAGTCCATAGTTGAATCAATATCTGTAATATTGATAATTCTATTACCGTTTGAAGATGGGGTCATATTCATGTTAGTAACCATTCCATCTGTAATGATGAACTTCTCTTTGTAAGGTAGAGCCTGTCTTTCGATGTGCGCTCTATCCAAATCAACTAGAGGAACTAACTTATCTGAGAATTGACTCATCAAAATCTGCTCAATATCATAATTAGATGTATCACGATAGACTTCGCTTTCCGGGTCTAAATCAGTATTTAGAGTAAGACTGTTCAAAGTCAAATCCTTTGCTCCATAAATATCTGTTCCGTTAGAACCTTCTACACATAAGAAGTGAACAAACTCAAATGTGTTAGGAGTAAAGTCTACTCCCGGTTGATTTTTGTAAGAAAAGAAATAAGTCTTCATTTCTCCATTACCTAGAGAACCATAGAATATTCCTGTTCTTCTCATTAGTTCTTTTGCCAAAGGCTTACCATAATTAGCATTCTTTCCACCATTCATGTAAGTAGCAGTATTATCTAGTGGAATGTATATTCTTCCATCTTCTAATGTTTCTGCTCCTTCCGGAAGTTCGGAGATAATCTTTTCTTCATATTTGTCGTTGTGATATCTAGAAACAGCCCACTTTTCTGTTGCTGTTCTGTTAGCCACCGCTACAATTCCTTTCTCTAAAGCACTGTCAGAATCTCTTAGGAATTCTTCTTTTGCTTGATTTCTGTTCCAACTCAATGTATCTCTAGGTGCGTCTAGTGAGATAAAGAAACCAAATGCATTCTTGTAGTAGGAATCATTATTGTTATTTCCTTCCTTATTTGCATTATTATTTCTTCTAACATTGGCAACATAGTTTCTCCATAGCCCTTTTGCTATTGGATTATCTACGCTAATTCCGTTCTCGGCACAAATCTCCTCGAACTTAGCCATAGCCTCTTCTACGCTCATATTGATATATTGTGCGCTGTTTTCTATTTCATTCTTCATATCTTCAGGTATCATTTTTTTTCACTCTCCTTTTTCTTTTTTTTCACAATAATTGACCCACCATCCATGATAGTAACAGTTTGGGGGTCATTGTATTGGAACGCCATTCACTTTCTCCTATTGTTCTTAAAAACTTAAATTTGACATTATTATCTAGCCCTTCTGCGCTGATAATAGCCTCATGTAATCCAATACAAACCTCTCTTACGGTTTGCCCTTCATACAATAAGTCGTGAATATCATTAAGCACATTGGTATCTTTATTTATTATTTGCATTATAATTTTCTTGTAATCCTCAAGAGCCACTTCCACTTGCTTCCGAAGGGTAGAGTCACTAGCCTTGGCCGCTTGAATTTCGGTGATTGCCCTACGAATATCACCGTTCATGGCATATATAAAGGGGTTCAACTCCTCTCTTGAGAACCTAGTTATGTTTTCTTGTTCAAGAATACTCTCTATAACAGTAAGCATACTTTCATTAGAAACTGGTTTAAAATGATAATTTGCACATCTGCTTTGTAGTGCAAAAATGATTTTATTCCTATCGTTACAAGTAATAATAAATCTAATATTGCTGGCATATCTTTCCATAATTCTTTTCAATGCGTTTTGTGCATCATTAGTCATTCCATCCATTTCATCTAATAGACACATTCTAAATGGAACATCACCATAAGAACTGCTTTGTGCAAAGTTCTTGATTTTAGTTCTCACAGTTTCTAGTCTTCTATCATCACTAGCATTTATTTCTATAAAATTATTAGTAAATCCATCACCCAACATAGTCTTAGCAAGAACTAAACAAGCACTTGTTTTACCATTACCGGGATTTCCGTAAATAAGAAGATTAGGCATATTGCCTTCTTCTTTCCACGAATGAGCATCCATTACAAAATGCTCTTGTCCTATGATATCTCCTAATTTACTTGGTCTGTATTTTTCTGTCCATAACATTACAATTCCTCCAATTTATTTTCTATATCAGTTACTAATTCTGACATAATACTGCTTAACCAACCATGTGGTTCTTGAATATCAACTGAACTTAATGCATGTAATAATTCATCAATAATCATTTCTGCATTAACCGCAAGCGAATGTAATTCTTCCAATTCTTCAGCCTGTTTTGCTTTTTCTTCTAATTCTTTACTTTTCATTTTTAATCACCTATTATTATGATTGAATTCTACTTGTCTTGAAATATATTCAAAACAGTTTCGGCAAAGTTTAACTTCACCTTTTTCGGGGTGTGGTAGCCCAAAGAAATCAATTAATCCAATTTTGCCACATAAGGCACATTTCATTGGGTCGTTAGTTTTTTTATGGATAATCTTTTTCTCTTTCATGACATTTAATTTAGTCCAATGTTTTTTCATTTTTATTCCTCCTCGAATTTAATTAGTTCTTGTTGTATTGGTTTAAACTCCGGCATTAATAGCCCTCCTAACCAATAAAGAAAACCTGCAAAAAATAAAAACACTACTATGTTAAACAATTAAATTCCTCCTATGTGGTGTTTTTTTGGATTATGTTTTCTTCTAAACTGAATACTCTTATTACTTATTTTTCTTTTTTCGATGTATTCGTTATCTGTTAGCCATTTGAAAAATGTTCTAAATTTATCTATTCCAAATATGCAGGATGAATTCTTTTTAATTTCTGCCATGGTTCTCCATTCTTCATCTATTAACAATAGAACAGATAGCCACTGGCCGGGAATCACTTCTCCCGGATTAAATAGGATTTCTATAGATTCAAGATATCCCCACTTTAGCCTTTCTTTGGTATTCATTCAACCATCTCCTTCCATGTTTCCGGTAAGTCTAATCCTCGTTCAAGTGCTTTCATCATTTCAACATGACTAGCATTATTTCTAATCATTTCATCTAATGCTGTAAGAACAGCACCTTTCTTTTTACTCTCTTCACGCAACCGCTTGACTTCTGCAATCAAAGGAAACATTCTTGCTAATAGCGTATGCTCGTTTTCTTCATCGCCATAAAAGGCGTTAAACTCCAATTCTAATTCTTGTATGTCAATCATTCTTCATTCCTCCATTCCTCTATTGTTTTTATTTGTGGATTGTTAGTAGGCACATAATATTCAATGACTTCAATTCTACCCACCCATCCATCTTTAAGTGTCGCTATGTATTCCTCACACTCTTTCAAAGAACCATGCTGTGTGTATTCTTCTTCCATATCTTCTTCATTCTGTGCGAATACTTGGAAGGTGGGAGCATACTTCTCTAAGTATTGTAGTCGCTTGACTACGGCTAGAAGTTTTGGTGCGTCATTCAGTAGTTCGATAGTTGCCGTTATATTCTTTACATCAACTGTTTTACTATTTTTGAGCATCCATTCATTCCAAGCCCAAACCTGTGACTTTTCCTCTACTGCTTTGTCTATCAAGTGTCCTTCGTATTTGTCTGTATCAATCATTCCTCTTCATCTCCTTTTAATTTGTAAAGAAAACATTTTTCTTCCGTAGAAAAACCAACTTTCTCTATTTCTTTTGATTTACCTAATACTTGTCCTAATTGTCTAACGGTAAAACTATTCATCTTTGATTCTCTTTCTTTTAGTATTCTCGCTATTTCATAGGTTGAAAGCGTTTTATCACCTAATGCTTCTATTATTCTTTTTTTGATTCTTTTCATACATAGTCCTCCAACTTTTTGATTTGTATTTTACCAGAAGCGTTAGTCTTTTTTCGCTTCTTTCTCTTTTCACCTAAGCCGAGTATTCGGCATTCAGCGTTATTTAGTTTCTTTTGAAAAGATGAAACTAAGGTCTTGTCCATACAAAGTTGCCGTAACACTCTTGGATTCTTAACCCCTAAGCGTCTAGCCAATCTAGGTATTTGTGAATATTGTCTTCTTTGTGGCATGGTTAATCTACCATATGATTTACCACTATGAGCATAGGCTAACATCTCATAGAAATATCTTTGACTCCATCTTCGTTTTACTACACCATCAACAAAAATTAATTTATTGGGATGTATATTCTGTGCTAACCAAGATATTATCTGTGTGTCTGAAGGCTTATTGAATAGCAATAACTTAGCCATGAAGTCTCTATCCGATTCTCTAAGATATTCATTTACAAGGGAGTAAGTATCTCTTTCATATGATGATGGTTTTTCGCAATGGACTGCCATTTCTGATATTTCATTCCAAAGATGATTTACTGAACCTGCTCTTTTTATTTGACACATAGTTTTGATTTCTTTGGGAACAGACTTTTCATTGATTGAAGTTAATACAACCTGCCCCTTGTATAATCTCAAGATAGTAAGTATGCCTTGCTTATCAGCATTATAATGCACATCTTCAATAATAATCCCATCTTCTATAGGATGAGAAAATATATCAAAGTCTACATCATCTGCATATACTATTTTAGGATTCTTAACGAAGGTCTTGGCCTTAGTTGATTTTCCTGTTCCTGTTTTTCCTGTAAGTAATATTGCTCTATTTTTATTCATTGTTGTTAATCCCATTAGATTACCCCTTTTATTTTCATTAGTATTTCCATTCCTTTCAGTTCTTTATGGATTCCATTTGACATAATGTGAACTGCTTGTCTAAAGTCTTTCCATTCTCCCTTTGCATCGGGAAGGTTAGGCACTAACTTAGTTACCTTATGAAGTTCTTTGATTCCTCCTATTCTTAGAATAGGTTTAGGTCTTGAATTATGTTCTCTTTGTTTATAATTAGATTTAATTTGATGTTGCTCAAGGCTTCTTTGGACTCCTAGTAGGAATTCTTCTGTGCCTCTTATGCTTAATCGGACTTTAGCATTATATCCTAATTTCGCTTTAGATGACCGTTCAATGTGTAAGTCCATCTTAGCAATACCCAATAGTATTCCTATTAGCATATCTTTACTATACATGCGATACGCTCCTATGACTAGAAATATATTCTGCTTTATATCTTAAATACTCTAAACCGTCACAAACGATGGTTTTGATTATTTCTTCTATTAGTATTTCATCGCCCGCAAAAACAAATGTGATTGAAGTTCCTCGATATATATTCCAAGCAACTGCTTGTTCTTCACTTACTTCATCAAAAAACACTGCCATTTTGGTATCATCAAAATCCTCTAATTGGACTATCAATCCTTTGATAAGAAGGTCTACTTCATCATGAGAGAGTTTCCCATATGCCATAAAAGTAAAACTTGTCGCTACTCCATGTTGCTCAATCCATTTCTGAATATCAGCATCGTGGAACATAATATCACTTCATGTATTCCTCATTAGAAGGCCAATAGCCGTTAGGTGCTGTGTTAGTTTCTAGCCAAAAAATGTGGGCGGCACTAATGGTCTTTGTGTTCCGGTTTAAAGCGTTTTCTTCTGCATTCGCAAGGAGATTCAATAATGCGGTTTCTACCCATTCAGCGAGGAAATATCTTGCTGACCTTGAAACTCTTAAATCAATATTTTCTTTGATTAGTTTAGAAATATTAATTGTCGTCTTTGGTTTTACTTTTACTTCTTCTTTTTTAGGAGTAATTAAAATATCATTCTCAACATACGGACATTCCTCTACAGGAATTATTTTTGGCTTACCACCTGCACCATCATTAATTACATTTCTAAGAACAGCATTTCCGTTTTCTATTCTTACACAACGGTATGTTTGAGGTAGACCTCGCTTATCTTTTATAATAGTCATTTGACCTTGTTCTATCATTTCCATTCCTCATATTTACCACATTCATAACAATACCACCATGATTTACCTTCATAATCAAATAGGGTCATAGTGACACCATCACAATATTCTTCACGAATATCGGGGTCAGGATGATTTGCTTTACACATACAATTCATTCTAACACCTCTACATCTTCTAAAGTATTACAATCAGAAGCAAATTTATCATCTCTAATTCTATTACATCTAGGAAATCTAAGACCTATATTATTATTAGAATCTCTAGTAACTAAATCTGCACTAACTTCTAAAACAGTTCTCGGTAAGAACGAATATGTTCCGTTATCTACATTAGAAATAATAGTTCTTAATTCTCTTGTTAATCTAAGTAAATCTTCATCACTAAATCCAGTTCCTACAGAACCAATAGAAATCCATTCTCCTTCATTTCTTACACCAATACCAAATGTAGCAAAAACATTTGACTTAGCACCCTCACCGTATTTAGCATTAAGAATAGCAACATCTAGTTCAATTCGTGGAGGTTTATATTTAGCCCAACCGATGCTTCTTTTACCTGCCTCATAGGGTAAGGTAGTATCTTTGACAATAATGCCCTCAAAGCCATCATTAATCGCTCTATTATAGAATGCTAGAACATCACCACCTTCTTCCATTCTATGTGCTTGGTCGGGTAAGTCTTCAAAACAAAGCAATCTTTCATGGTAAGGTAAATCCATAATGGTCTTACTTCCTATCTTAAGGCAATCAAATATAACCCACTTGACTTTAACCTTCTCTCTTGCTTCCGCATGGTCTTTAGAATGAACTCTTGTTCCCATTAGTTTATGTTCAGCAGGTGAACCATCATCTTTAATTGGATATATTTCACCATCAAGAATACAATTTTGCACACCATAACTTCTAATTCTTTCAACAACATCTTGAAACTGGGGAGTAACTACCTTACCTTTACGATTAAAGATAATCACATTATCTCCTTCTTTATGTATCTGATAACGATTGCCGTCATACTTGTAATCTACAATCTTATTTTCCGGCCACTTATTCATAGGCACATCTTTAGCCAACATAGGAGCAACAAATGTTCCGTGTGATAGAAGTGTAGGAGGATTTTCACCCATTTCATAATATGTTGCAGTTCTTTCAATACTGTTCAAATTAAGATGTTTCTTAACTTCGCTAACTTTCTTATCATAGTATTTAGCCATAATCTTGACTACTGTTCCTTTGTTAATTCCATTTCTAGGAGTTCTGAGTAAATAGCGAACAAACCATCTTCGCTCTAATGCTGACATATCCCTAATAGCAAAATGAAAAGTATCATAATTATTTGAAGTGATACTACCATAATCCATTTCTAATAGACGCTTAACATTAGCAATACTGAAAGGATTACCTTGTGTTTCTGCTGAAGAATCTAGATAATATAATGCATCCCCTAAATCATTATGTGCATTGTAATTACCTTCTATCTCATCTTCAAAGATATCAAACGCCTTTGCTATCCACTTCTTTGCTTTTGCTAAGGCTATATTATTAGCAGTTAATTCATCCTTAGAAAGAATAGAAAGCACTAGAGGAACTTCATCAAAATTCTGTAAGTCTCTTGATATTCTTGTTATCTGTTGGGTTGGTATTAGACCGTCCGTTGATTCTAACATTCGGCTCATCATTTTCCATGTCATCTATAATCATCTCCATATTGGTATTCAATTTAATAACCAGTTCTTTTAGAAGGCGGGATATTTCACCTTCGTTTCTTTCTGAGTAAGTCCACATAGCATTTGCTAAGTAAATCCATTCACTCTTCTTCATCTGTATTCCCCGCATCTACTACTTGTAAAAGTCTTAGAAAGTTAGTCATCATATGCTGAACCATTTCTGCTTCTTCCATATTTTTGTTTTCTAATAAACGGTGAAATAAATGTATTAGAGTTGCTTGGGTAATAGCAGGTGCTAATTTAGCCATTGAGCCATTAGTAAATATCTCCCAATAGCAAACAAAACTTGCTCTTGCTAGATAGTTACCTCTCGCTATGTCATTGTAGCCTTGAGAAAAATGGTCATATGCCAAAGGGTCTTTCTTCAGTTTTTTCTTTGTGGCTTTACCCCAATCATCGAATTTCTTGTCGTTTGTTGTTATCAAATATAATCTATTCATTTTCCATACTCTCCTTTAATATTATTAAATGCTCCAAACTATTTTGAGCAATAGCAAAAGTTTTCTCTATATGCTCAACTTGGACTCTACAACCTTCTCCGCTATTGGGAGGCTTTTCCATGTAGGCTTCTATCAGCCTAGAAAAAGTATGTAGTAGAGAACTAGAACATTTAGCAAAACGCTCAGTAGAACCGTCTCCAAAAGAACGCTTTGGGTTTGGCTGTCTAAGTAGTTTATTTGCCTCTCTTATGCTTATACTATATTTCATTCTAATTCCCTCCTTAATATCTGTAATAGAAGTTTAGCCTCTTCTATGTTTAGTCTAATTCCTTTATTTGTGGGTTTATCATCTTTAAACCAACGAATATCCAATACTTCTATATTCCAGTAAACGCCTCTTTTTACTAGGGCTTCTTGTCTTGAATCTCTTACAACTCTACCTACTACTGGCATTTCACTCAATTCATCCACCCCTGTTTGAATTTATCTAGTTCATTTCTAGACTTGAAATATCTAGGTGTGTCTAATTCATCTAAGCGATTAACAACCCAACAAGCACCACCAAGAGAAGAAATCTGAACAACTTCATATTGTCCTCCATTTACTTCTAAAACTTCTAGAGTATTTACTTCGGGAACTAAACCATACTGTCTAGTTATTTCTCCGGCTATGTCGTGTATGTTATCAACTACATACTTGACAATATGAGAACGCTGAATTGGTATTTTTGGTGCAACATCTATCTTTAGATTACCAGTCATATTACAGACTATGCACTTATTTCCTTTACAGATAGGGCATTTTATTTGCGCTTTATGTGGCGCAGGTAATGTTACTGTTACGGCTTTTTTCTTCATTTCTTGTCACTCTCCAAACAATACTTACACTTACCAAATCTTCTAGCATAATATCCTTGCATTCTTCTCCAACAATTAGGACATTTCAACTGCATTCCTCCTTAAAATAGTGAAGTATAGAGTCATTTTTGGTTTTAACGGGTTTATTGGTTTTATTACTAATATATACTTTAGAATAATTTCTACTGAGATACCACTTCATTTGTTGAATAGTCGGCATGTCATCCCTGCGTGTTGCTTTGTATTTTTTTCCATTATTTTTGTTAATTTGATACTCTATCGTTTTTAAAACAAATAAATCATCTAATATAGCCCGATAGGTTCTTGGTTTAGAACTTATTACTTTATCTATACTCTTTTTAGCCCATTCAGATATCGGTGCAGAATTAGGATTTCTAGCACTTACCATATTTATCCCTCCCTAAAATAATGCACTATACCATTTGACTTTACGGGCTTTCCAGTAGACATACTTAATTCTACTTTATCATAATTAGAAGTTAAGTATTTAATCAGTTCACCTCTTGTAGGTATTCGTTTAAATTGATTTCTATATTGATTTTTATCTAAATAAATAAACAAATCATCTAATATTGTATTTATTGCTTTGGGTTCAGAAGTTATTATTTCTTCTAAATAGCGTTTAACAAAAACATTCATTCTCTTTCCCTTAAAGGGCATATTTATTCCTCCAATAATACTGCTACATCTGTAGTATAGAACAATTTTGCTATTGACATAGCAGTTAAGAAACTGTTCTTAGTTACCTTAACAGGGTCAAATATTCCTGCTACTTCCAAATCCATGTAATCACCAGTAAGGGCATTAAATCCTAAAGAACCCGCTAAATCATCATCATGCCAATTACCTTCATGATTACTATTAAGCAATAGTGTGTTATATGGAGCGTAAAGGGAATGCGCTAAGAAATTGAAATCTGTTTCTACCTTATCACCTGCATGGGCTAATGAAGTCCCGCCACCCAAAATAATCCCTTCTGCTAATGCCGCTTTAGTAGCATTAAGAGCATCATCTAATCTCTCCTTCCTTTCTCTTAGTTCTAAGGAAGAAGAAGCACCGACCTTTATTGTTGCCACACCACCCTTTAGTCTAGATATTCTAGATTTAATACGGGCTTTGTCGAAACCTTCCATGTCATCTAATTGACCCTTTAGAAGTTTTATTTGTTTTTCAGCATCACCGATACCGCCAACTACAATTGTTTTTTCTTTAGTTACTGTAATGTTTTCACAACTACCAAAGTCACTTAATACAATATTAGTAGGGTCGTCTTTGCTCTCTTGAGTAAACAACTTACCATTTACTAATGATTGAATATCGGCCAATTCGTCTAGTTGTTTATCGCCAAAATTAGGTGCAAGTATGGCACAACATTCTACCGTTTGATTCATTAGATTCATAACTAAATTATTTAGTGCTGAACCTGACATACCACCACAGAAAATAACCAGTGGCCTACTATTAGCGGAAGCCAATTCTAACATAGGAATTAAATCCTTAAAATTCTTAAAATGAATATTAGAAATAAAGATAAGAGGGTTATTGAATACAGTTCTCCCGTTAGCAGTATTAGCCATTAAATGACTAATATAGCCTTCAGTAAGTTCCATACCCTCTCTTATTACCAGTTCTGTATTATGTGATTTAGATTCTTCTACTGTAACAATACCGTCTCTACCTACTTTAGCCAAAGCATCACTAATTAGTTTACCTAGAACTCTATCATTATTTGCCGCTATTGTAGCGACTTCAATAATATCAGCATCTTGTATTTCTTTAGCCATTGAATCTAATTGGTTTACCACTTGGTCTGTAAAATCATCAAGAAGACCCATGAATTCGTGAGTGGTTAAATCTAGGTTACTGTGATTATGTATTGCATTACAAAATGCTTGTGCTAAAATACAAGCAGTAGTAGTTCCATCACCGCTTCCTTCTTGTGCTTTATGTGCTAGGTTTTGAACCATCTGAATACCCATCTGAACATAAGGGTCTTCGCTACTAATATGTCTTGTAATGGTTACTCCATCGTTAATAATAACAGGGGGATTACCTTGTAGTATAACCGTTTTGGCTTGTGGGCCAAGTGTAGGTTTTACTGTATTAGCAACTAAATTAATTCCTTCTAACAACTTTTCTTTTACTTCATTTCCATGTATTATCATTCTTCCACCAACCTTGTTTGTATTCCTCTCCACAAATCATAGGCTTGTTTCTTTTCGGGAATTGTATTCAATAGTGTTTTTATCATCATTAACAAAAACTCTAGTTCACCGACTAAAAGCCTATCATCTATTTCCTCTCTAAACAAATCTCCATTTTCCGTTACATCAATCATTCTTAACAAAATATCTTCGTATAATTCTATATCATTCATTCAATCACCGCCATTACTTGTGCTATTGGCACAAACTTATATCCATCATATTCCTGTATCGTCTTCGCTTCACTAAAGATAACAGTCTTACCAATGAGTGATTTGTCTATTTGACAATCAATCACTTTCCCAACATTATTCTCTTTAATCATAATTCTACTTGCTGAAGATACTTCTTGCTCTACTATTACATATTCTCCTACTGCTTTCATTCTTGTTCACCATACCATTCTTTTTTGTTTACTTCTTTTACTCCGTCATATTCATTACAAACAGGACAAGACCAATAACCTACATCATCGTCTGCTTCTCCCTCGCAATAAACACAAATCATAATTGTTGTCATTTTCTTTCCTCCACATTTACTGAATCGCTAAACTTATCTCCTTCACTTATTGTTATATTTACATCTTTACCTGCTGAAATTTGTATGTTATTAGACCCGGAAACTGTTTGGCTATTATTTTCCATTCGTGATTTTAACCTATCATATTCTTTTTTGAGGGCTTCATACATTTTTTCATAATTCACACTTTCTTGCTTTATTGCTTCCTCTTTTTTCTTATTTTGAGCAATAAAACTTAGATGTAATTCTTTCAATTCTTCTGCAAAAGATTTTTCTTTTGCAGGTTCTTTAGTTTCCATCTTGGGGATTAGTATTCTTCGTTTTTGTATCCTATTGTAAGTCATTCTTCCTCATCCTCTATAGGTAACGCAATCCAGCCATTAGAACCAAAAGAAGTCCAAACATTTGTTTTGTAGAATTCTTTTAGTTGCTTATCTTTCTCAGTTGGCTTTCTCCAAATTACACCTTTGTTATTTTTTTTAGTATTATTGTCATTGGGATGTCTCTCCCTATGTTCTCTAATTTTATCTGTAAGAGTCTTAGCCTCAATGACCTCAACTACTTCTGCATATTTCTTTTCTCTTTTCCTCACTCTTCTTCCTCTCCTTTATTCCAATCCTGAATTCTTTCTAAGTTAAATTCTTTATAGATTTTCAACTGCTTAGGTTTATCTTGATGCCAATAGCCGAAATGACCTTCGCCACCTAATACATATGCTTCAGTCATTAGAGGCTTCCATTGACTTACTGTTTTAATATCTACACCACTAAAATAAGCACTACCAAAAGGATGAGTGTGAATCCAGCATCTAATAGGTAATTTCATTCCTATTGGTGGTTGCATACCAAATTCAACATAACCCGGAGAACCAGTAGTAACATAACAATTGTTTTGACTATCAATTACTACCTGCACTTCTAAATTAGGAAGGATTTCTGTTGAAGAATGCCAAATCGCATCATGAAATTTAAAATTCTTATATGCTAATTCATCAACACAGCCCCTATCTTTCCAAGCAACATCAATAGATTCAAGAGTTAAAAGAGCCTCTTGAGTCCAAGTATTCAGAATATGTTGTTCTGCCTTTTCTCTAGCCTTCTCTAAAGCCTCAAATTCTTCTTCTGCTTTAGCCCACTCCAATTCTTCGATATATCTATCATATCCATCATCGCCATTTCTTTTCTCTTCTTCTCTTATGAACCAATCACCGCTTCTACTCATTTCTTTTCACCTCTTAATTTCTTTAGCCTCTTTTCCATTCTTTCGATTCTTTTCTTCTGCCTTGCTTCTTTCTTTGCCATCTTTCGCTCTTTCCTTAGTTGTCTGCGGCTTGGTTTTGTTTCAGTAGGCTGTTGTTCCTTACGCCCTTTGACAACTTTAGTGGCTTCCATAACTAGGGCAATATTGTCGGGGTTATTGGAGTTTATTAAATGTTCCAACCTTCCCGCTATTGTCTCATATGAAAATCCATATCGGGCTGTTGCCTCGTCTATGGAAAGGTCATAGAAATTAATTAGCAAATCTAAGTCTTTAAATTTATTCCATTCTTCTTGCATAGATTGAATGTTTTTCTTTACCGTTGGCTTCGCCTTTCTCTTAGATTTTGTATCCCAGTTTTGACTCATAGTTTCTTTTTCCTTGATATAATACCACTGACGATTTAAGGCGTCCTTGCTTCTTTTCAGTATGCTAGAAAGTTTTTCCGCATCTTTAGCACTCCCACAACTACTAATCAAGTTTATTTCCTTCTTAGTGTATTTCTTTGGTGCTTTTCTTTTTGGTTTCTTTGTTGGCTTTTCTATTTCTTGTAATAGTTTTCCTCTTGCTAATTCTTTTTGAATAGCAGGAGCATTAGCAAACAGTCTTTCATCTGCGGGAGCCTTATGATAAAATAAATAATTAATCTGCCTTAGATTAAGTTCAATACCAAATTGTTCGTAAAAGGCTAAACTAATTCTAGCAAAAGGCATACCATTAAACTTACAAAGATGAACAAAATCTATTTGTTCCTGTGTGTATTTAGCCCGTGTGCCGTAACTTTTCACTTCGGGAATGATAGTTTTCCTTTCTTCGAGTTTCTGTATCTTACTGTAAATAGAATGATATCTTCTATTCACACCATATCTCTTTTTCATCAACTTTGCTATCTTTTTGATTGAATATCCTTTTCTCTTACTTCTTAATGCATATATTTCTTGTTCTTTCGTCCATTTTGCCATTTTAATCACCAATAATTATTGTTTTTCCATTTTGGCAGTTGTTCTAATTGAACTTTAGCGTCTGCCCACGCTGTAAGTAATTCGCTGTCACTGTAATCTGTTCCTAATTCTTCAAACAGGTTAAGAACAGTAACTATAACAGAACGCTCATCTTCTGTTAAACTATCTAGCAAATCCATTTTCCTTAATGACTCTAAGACATCAGGAAATATTTGTCTAAGTTTAGCAACAAAAAGATAGGAAGCGTTATCTAAATTAGTGTGAGTTAAATCATCCCATTTAGGTATCATACATTCACCACCTTAAAATCACAAACCTCTTCATCGTTAAACCAACGCTGAATCCATTGTGCGCCCATTCCTGCAATAGCAACTTGCATGAAATGAACTCCTTTATTTGAGCCATCCCATGAATCTCCTTGACAACTAAATGACCTTTCTTCACCTGCTAACAATGTATCATACATTTTAGGGTCAGCAGTATAAGATACCATAGCCGCATTACGACCCTGCGCTCTCAAATCTAACCATTTCAAATCTTTACAATTATACATGGTTCGCCTTAGACCTATATTATCTACACAACAAATAACTAAATCATATCCTTTCATTTGTTTTTCACTAAGAACTGGATATTGTGATGCGTTAGAAACAGAACCATAATAGGTATCTTTCATAACTACTGCTTTGTTTAAACTAACATGACCACTACCAAAATTTTGGTATGGTAAATTCTTTGTTTCTACCTTATCGGGGTCTGCTACTGTTATATCATACAATTCTACTTTATCTAAAAGCGGTATCAAGAAACTCCCAATACCACCTGCTCCAATTACTAATATTTTTCTTTTCATTTACATCCACTTCTCCATTCTTCATATTCTTTTACTGTCAATACTTTTTCCATAATAGATAGAAAAAATCCAGAAACTTCTTTTCTTTTTTGCTTTCTACCCACATCTCTAATGTAGTCTATAATACCATTCAACCGCTTGATTTCTGCAAGCAAGTAATCCTCAAACTCCCATTCAGCAGGTATGAATCCTTCAACCCTTGCGTTTTGATATTCTTCGTATTTATCTGTGTCAATCTGTTTTTTATCCATTTTTATTCTCTCCTTCATATTAAATCTGCTAATTCGTCCCACATATCTTCTCCCGCAGTAAAGGATTTTCTTGAGAAAGTGGGGTTTCTCGTTCTTAGAGCAGTATATACTCCTATCGTAATTATAGGGTATGAATCACCAACTTCAAGCCCTAGCATTTCAAGCATTATCGGGTGCATATCTTCTGTAATTATAGAATCATTAGAATGGTAAGAAATATCCGACATGGCATATGGCATTCCTTGAAACAGAATTACTTTATGTCTATACAACGGTTGTTCTTGCTCTATCTTTTCGGATTGCAATTCCCACTTGACCCACTGTAAAAACCCATCATACGCACTATCTTCATCAACATCATTACCATGCATATCTCCAAAAAGGAATAAAACTTCATCTTCTGTGTATTTATGAGGAGGTAGTTCTGATAGATACTTTACTTTTCTATCAACATCCATCCCCATTCTGTAATCATTTGGATTTCTAATATCATCTGTATCTTCCGGTGGTATGTCAATTCTTACCATTTATTCTTCCTCCTCAAATTCGTCACTAAATAATTCTCTTTCTGAACAGTATAATCCATCTGTTTCCAAACTATCTAGCCAATCGTTTATTCCGCAACGATATGCTATCGGGTCTACACGGTATAATACCGTAGATGGCGACCACAACATACCACAAACATCTATATCTTCATAACAATCATCTAACATTTGATTGTATCTTTCTGTTATTTCTCTTCTGTATCCATTCATTTTATTCACCATATTCTGTTTTTCTTCTTTGTGCGCCACATACTTTACAATGAGAGAATGCAACGACAACTATTTCTTTACCTATTTCATCATCCCAAAAGGTATGATAATAGTCTAAGTCCTTATCAACCCAAATATGATTACATTTAATCATGTATTCATCTTCTTCATTTATTTCATATTCCCATCCCATTTTACTCACCTAATTTGTTCAGTTCTTTTCCTTTAATTTCTTTCAAAGACTCTACACCTAATAGTGTAAGTAAGTTCTTACATTCTTTACCTATCTTAGTTCTATGGAATCCTGTTTGTTCAGATATGAACTTACAAGAATATCCTCTAACAAATATGGTAGAGGCTAATACACATATAGCCGCATAATAACATCTAGACTTATTGAAGTTACTATTTACGATTAGCGTCTCAAACTTCTGCATTACTTTATTACACTGATGTATGAACTGTGGTTCATCGGTTATCTTTCTAGCAGTTTGCTGAATAAGATAGGAACTATCATCTATAGAATAATGTATGGAGTTACGATAGAACTGATTTATTTTTCTAATTAGTTTTTTAGTTCTATTTAGTTTAACATCAAATTCTTTCGCAACATCTTTGAGAGGGTGTGGTGTTCTATTTTCTTTTAGAAGATAGTAAACAATAGCGGTTGCTCTTTCTTCTAAGGTAAAGTTCCTAAGTGTATGGCTATTGTATAATTCTAAATACACTTTTTGTATTCTTTCTGTAAGATTGATTGGTAGTCTTAGATTAGCCATAACCATATTACAATGAGTAATGCCATTGATAACATTTCTCGGCAATACTGGATTGTGTCTATTATATTTAGAAGCACCTTTACCTGTTACCAAAGACCCTAATCTGCCTTTATCAGCACTGTGCTTTAGTGAATAGTTATCTCCTCTTTCTACTGGATTAACCGTTTCTTCAAACATACCTGTTATGATAACTAAACCACATTCAGCACAACACTTCTCTCCTAGCCTCTCATCAAAGGTTATTTCTATCGAACCACATTCTTTACATTTCATTAAAATCAACTCTATATTCATTGGCATCTGCGACAATATATCGCTTTATTGTATTCACTATTGTTATTGTAAAAGTATCATTGAGTAGGGCTAACGCTCTAGCAGCAAATTGGTCGCCTAATGGAGAACCTTTAGACATATTATCTATGCATATCGGGCCTTGCCATTTAGGATTATTTACTATCTTTATTTCTTCGCCCGTTGGTTCTCCTTCATCATTGAGAACCTTTTCAAAAGAAACAACTGGTTGCCAAATATAAGTAGAAACCATTTGAATATCTGATTTATACCTATTATTTTCTAACATCCAATCAAATTCTTTTCCATGAATATAGATACGATGTAAAGTATCTTCTTCATATTCTGCTTTGAGTCTCTTAGGATGTTGTGCTAGCAAGTCATTAACTAATTGTATTGCTCGCCTCTCAACTAAATCTTTCATTCTATTCTGTTTCAAAAACTCTATCATAACTTTGAGTTCAGAATCTAATGGTTCTCTATCCATTGTCATAGAATATAATTTTCTAGGAGAGATAAATTTCAGTTTACTTCTTTTTTTACCTTCTACGAGAAAGGAACATAACTTATCCATTGTCTTTAATGGCATTGTTCCCCAAACACCGTCTGCTATTTCTATAGCGACTTCATCTGTTCCTATCATTTGAACAGGTAGTCTAACATCATATTTAGTTTCATATTCGTGAAAAGTAAACGGTAGTCTATTTTCTAGAACATATTTAATATTTTCAGGAATCGCTAAAGTATTGTAAAGCCCTAATAATAACTTAGAAGCATCTTTTTCAAAGCAAGACTTGTATGTTACTCTTGCCAAAGCGTGACAAACAGTAGATAGACTTTCTGCTTTACCATTAATATAATATCTATTCTTTCTTTTTTCTATAGCAACAGGGCAACTACCTATCATAATAACGGCATTGTAATCACCGTGTTTTGGCATAGAAAAATAACTACTTCCTCTTGATTTAGTAGAAAGAGACGCATTCCAAAAGGAAACTAATCCACCATGTATAGGGTCTTTAGCACTTCTATCGTATGTAATAAAGGTTTCATCCCCGATAGTTCTTGCTCTTTCGCTTTTTATTTCTGTAAAATAGTATTCGCTACTGTCGTTTGGTTTCTTTATTTTTAATTTCATTATCTCACATCATATACATATTGGTATTATCAACATTACATCTATCATGTATTTCATTTTTAATTTCTTCAGCAGTCAATAACTGACCGCCACAAACCCTACATCGGGTCGCTATACGCATGTTTTTTCTTGTGTTGATTTCATATTGGGGATTCTTTTCTTTCATAGAAACACCATACTAAGGAATGAGGGTGGGGGGAAAAGCATTATGAGAGATGTGGTGGCTTTTCCCCCCGTGAGGATTCTTAGGACTATCTAATCAAAGACTTCCTCCAACAATAGCCGGAGTTAAATCTACAGATGTTACATCGTCCCAATTTATATTTGCTATCTCTTCTCTTGCCACCATTTCACTGTCAATAAATACCCAATGTGTTGGGTGAGTGTTGATTTGCTCAATGACTTCACTGCTTTCCATCACTACTTCTGTGTGTCCTGTTTCATTCAAAATTCTTAACTTAATCATATTATCACTTTCCTATTTTTTCCTATTATCCTCTTGTATTTAAAGGGGTTCATTCCAGTCCCCCATTCGTTAGGTATTCGTCATTTCCTAAAAAGAAAATCAACAAACTTCCAAAGACTGCGAATAACACAGCCCAAAAAATAAACTTACTTATTGCTTTCAACATATCATCTCTCTCCTTTCAATTCTTTTATTTTCTTACTAGCAAATCTTTTGCTAGGTATTCTACCTTCGTAGCCTAAATCTCTTAGGTATTTTACTTGAGCATCCGAAGGCGGGTCTTGCTCAAATATTCTTCTTGCAGTTTGCAGTTGTCTAGTAGATAGTTCCCGTTGGGCGTCTAATTGATACTTGATTGATACCAAAAATTCCCTTTCCCATTCGTTACCCGCAAAGGTTTCATCGAATACGGGCATACCATAGTATTCGCACATATCCTCAAATGTCTGACTCATAGAACTTAGCATTTCATCATCAGCGATTTTCTTTTCCGCTTCCATTTTAGCCACTCGTTCTAAATGTGCTTTTCTTTCTTTTTGTCGTCTTAAGTCGTCTTCGTGTTCCCAAACAGCATTAAATGGTTCATACAATAAAGTTCGTAAGTTTCTAAACTCAGAATTTTTTGTTCTTTCTTTTCTTCTCAGTTCTTCTCTTCTTCTTTCTTCTTCGATAAGTTGTTTAACCTTTAGAATCTTAGCCTTTCTTCTTTCCTTTTCTTTATTCATCTTCTCCAAAAGAGGTTCTGATTTGATAAAGTATATCGCTAAATCTTGCATAAGCCTATCATTAGGATATCCTCTAGTTGTCTGTTGATTCTTAGGATTGTCCGGATGATTCCATCTCCAAACAATTGAGGCCATTTTGTAATGTGGCGTTCCAAATTCTCCTTCCGACTTTTTTCTAAGTTGTTTAGGATAAACATATTCTCTAATATCTTTATCATAATGGTATTCTTTGTATTGACTTCTAGTATTATACCTAACATCAATCTCTTTGATTTTATTAAACATCATTTCAAAAGATTCACCATTTTCTTTCCACCATGCTTCTGCTTTCATAGAACCTACACGAACATTAATCCATTCTTGGATTTGTTCTTCAGTAATAGTTTCTATAGATTGTCCCTTTTCTTCGGCAATCTGTCGCATAATTAAGTATGAATTGATATGGTCACTACCAACACATTCTCTAATACCATTTTCAGTATTAAGAATCTCAAAGTGATATGTAATTCTATGACCACATA